TATTGTCAATCAATAAAAAGTATTACTTTTTAGGAATGCTTTGATTTACGAAACCGTACATCTTTTCAGCAGTTTCAATGATTTTTTCCATACCTGGAAATTCAGGCATTGCAACTGTGTTAACAAGCTGTCCGTCTACTTTCTTGGCTGACATTTCCCAACCTGCAAACTTGACTTGGTACTCTTGCATTACAACGTCCTTAGCCATTGCTAATACATCGCTACGAATCTCGTAGCCGTTTTTATTAAATTTTACTTCTGGTAATCCTGACATTTTATTTCCTTAAAAAGTGTATGTGTGTTTATTTTATTTTGTTTTAACTGGTGTGTCAACAGGTTTTGGTAACTTACCATAGTTAACCCATTCCCAATCTTCATCGGTCATTGGTTGCCATTGATTCATATCCAACCTCCAAACTCAGTTTTAATATCGATGGGATGTACTTCCCATCCTTCTTTACTCCAGCGTAGTAGCATTAATAATGCATCTAAGCAGTTCATTTGAATTTACTCGCTTTGTATTTTTTAATAGATTGAATAGCTTCTAAAAGGCTTATAAAGAATTGCTTCATACTATACCTCCTTTAGCTTTCATATTATATTCAACAGTTAATCGTTCAATATCACCAGAGTGTTGTGGGTTGTTGTCTACTATGTATTGCTCTAAACTAGAACCGTATGTTCTTTGTGAACGAGCGACCCACACCCCAGCTACTGCTAGAAATAGCATTAGTAGGATTATAAACATATTACTTAGCCTTTGCAGATTTTGCAGATTTTGCAGTATTGAAAGCAGGAACTATTGCTTTATACTGGTCAGCTAATTGTGAATAGAATTCTTTGCTTGTGAAAATCATACCTAAAGCCATAGCTGATTGCATTCCTGCATCTGCGGCTGCTTTAGTATATTTTGCTTGTGCATCAACGAAACCGTTTAATGCATTTTTGATGCCTTCGTGTTGAACTGTTGTCTCTACGAATTTCTTTTTGAAGTCTGAAACGCCATCGATAACGGCGTAAGTTGCTGTGTTAAACATTTTATATCTCCTATGTGTGTGTTTAAAATTGAGTTTTTATGAAGAACTCATAACTTCATATATTTATGCCGTTTTATAAATTTCTCTATATTTTGACATCGCCAATTCTCTGGCTAGAAATAATCTTAAATTGACATAATCATTTAATTCTTCAATATCTTTTGGTGCGTTTTGTACTGTTAATACAATACGCCTAGAATTAACTAATATGTCCTCATCATCAATCAGAACCTGATTTGGATCTATCCCCCAGGTCCTAATTGCTATGAGTCTGTATGGATTACTTCTTAGGAGCTTCGGCTTTTTTATCTTCGGCTTTTGCTGGTGCTGGACTAGCAGGCTTGGCGTCACTTTTAGTTGCTGGTGCCTTTTTGTCTTCCTTCTTCTTAGCTAACTTCATTTCTTCTTTTGGTGCTTCTGCTTTAGCAGGTGCAGTAGCTGCCGGAGCAGTTGTTGTTGCTGGTGTTGCAGGAGCCTTTGCAGGTTCTGCGGCGAATGCTGTCAATGACAAAGCGGCTAATGTTGCGATTGCTAATTGTTTCATTTGTATTCTCCTTGAAAAATGAAGTAGATTTAGCGTCTACTGTATATATAACGCCTCAGAAGTTAATTCCGTTGACACGTTATCCACCTCGTCCTGTTTTCCTCATAACATTATTCCCGAAACCTTTTGTGTTTGGTTTAGGACCTTGTTTTTTGGGTGCTTTACCTAATCCAGGATGTTCACCTTGATTTTTCTTTTTGGCATCATTTGCCATATTAATAAATGGATTTTTAGATTTCTTTTCTTCTGTCATTGTCGTGCCTTTATTGATTCTAAGTAACTGTATATGTCTCCATATAATGTCATCATCATTGCGATTTTACTATCATATAATCTTATGAAGGGTTCTCCTCGCTCAGATTCTTTTTTATTTACACCTAGATAGTAGGGGCATTTTAATTTAGTATTACAGTCTGTTATAAATTTATACCAAGTATAATGCTTGACCTGTAATGGACAAATGTAATATTCTATACCTGCATCTTGGAATCTTTTGTCGCCTAATGGAGTTAATCTTAATCCATCGCCACTCATTGTAAACCACCATGAACGTATTATTTTGTCCAATGGTGTATTTTCATATGGCAGTTGTTTTATTACTGCTTCTGTTATTTTTTGTTTAATTAACCTGCTCATCAGGATAAACGCACCTGCCACTGTTCATAAACACGACTGTAAATTTGTCTGTTTTGAATTGTGCGTTTAACTTCCTACACAAATTACGTGCGTGTCCTGGATTACTAAAACTTGTTTTCTTATACTTAGGCGTTGCTTCGTTATCTAAGTAATGTTGTGATTTTAGATTGATTGGTTGACCGTCATAGAACACTGCCCATATACCACTGGCTTCTACGATTTGGTCGCACTTATATGTAACTTTGTCTACAAGTTCTAAAAGTACCTTAGGTTGTGTTCTGCTCATTTAAATTTACCACCTGACACTACTACTTCAAAAGTAGGATCAGATATTTCCTTTTCTACACCATGTAAATCTACTAATAATTTAGCCAATTCATCACGTAGTAGTCTTGATTCTTCTATAGTCAAAATCAATGTTTTTGACTGTCTACTATCAGCATTGCTAACTTTATCGATAAACTTCTTTATTTGGTTCATGTATTATTTAGTGCTTGTATTGCCTCGGATTCTGATTTATATGGTCCTGAATACTCATAACGCTGTACAAAAATATATTTAGGGCAAAAAACCACTTGAGGATCACCTTGATTTAGTACATACCATCCAGCCGCATGATAGCATTTACTTTTGGTAGTTTTCGTAAAGATATGCAATTTTCTCTTTATATCCAATACATTGTTATAAGTTTTGCTTGGAGTAGGAAAACTACTCAATGGAGGTACAGGTTTTGATTTTTCAGTAGCTTGAAAATCAATTTTCGTTTGTCTTTTGATAGCATTAGTAGTTTTGAAATGTGACGTACTACCGTTGAGTTTAACTTCAAACCCAGTTCCGTCAGCAATTACATTACCAACTTTCTTATCACCGTCAGTAACTACCCAGTACTCTCCCTTGACGATTGGTTTAGCTATTAGGTTCATTTTGTGTTTCCTTTGTAAGTTCGCACACTAACAAGAAATGTTCGTATGCTTTTTTAACTGATGGTACAGTCATTAATTTATCTGCCTCGACTTGCATTGCTCGTAGTCCTGCCTCTGCAATATCTCTGGCGCTGTTGATTTGTAATGTGGCTAATTCATCACCAAACTCTTTAGCAAGTTTATTCCAAGCCTTCCTTTGACCTTCTGTGATGGGTGTTTGTTTTGGACGCATCTCACTGGCTTTATGAATAGCGTGACACATTGCATCCTCAGCAACACGGCCGGCCGCAATCATTGCCGCATAGTTAGGATCAATGTTGTATCGGCGGCTTTGTCCACCCGGGTAACACATTACAATGTGTGTACCTCGAGAAAAACTGTCTAAGTACTCGCTGTCGTATTCAGATACAGGTACATACTTACGTCCGATTTTTTCATAATATACTTTTTTCATTCTTTTAATTCGTCCCACATATATTCGTCATCACGCATGTATGCTACAGGCTTAATCCATCCTCTGTCAATGCAATCGGCTAAAATTAATCGATACTCACGTGGACATTGATTTGAAATTTCAATACCTGCTCTAGGTGTAATTGTAATATGACCCTTGATATAAAACATTTTATCAGAAGATTTGATAGTTTTTACTTTAGTATCATTATTGGAAACATTGAATGTCATTTTTTTAATTCTTCCCAAACAATTTTTTTAGCACGTGCATCCAATTCTGCTTGTTCAAGTTTAAGCATTTCCCATGCCATCAAGTCCAACCATTTTGATACTGCCGCTTTACCTTCATCAGTTAAATGACTGTATTCTTTACCAACTGAACTATAGTAATAACATTTTTTGTCCTTAATAATCTCAAAGAGACCGGCATATATTTGTTTATGTAGAATGTGATCCATGTAACACACCTTTATATTCGCTATTGAGCCACTTAGCATAAGTTTCAGCATTTTGAGATATTTTTTCAAGTTCATATTTGCCACAAAATTTCATAAAGTGAACGCCCACTTGCGGAGTCGTAGTAGTTCTAACAGATTCCTTAATACGTTGGTCTACTGCTTGTTTAATATCATCGGGTTGTGCAGTCAAGTCAATAAGCATTCTATTTCGGTCATAACAATCTCGTACACGATGTTCTACCTTATTGTGGTCAACCCACCTTTGAAGCATGAAATTATTCCAATGAAAACCTTGCTTGTCACGGTCATCGTATGCCTCACGAATACCTACTGTATTTTTAGAACCCTTCTCACGCACACCTGGGTAAGCACTGAATACATTGTCGCCACCGTCCCCCCTAATAATTTTTTTGAATAGCAGATAGTCGGGTGTGTCTTCAAGTAATTTTTGCTCTTTTGTTTTCTTATCAATTACCGGCTTTCCATTGTCCTTGAAGTATCCGTCGATTGTGATAAGTTCATTTGTGACTCCATTGTATTGGAGCACGTTTGGACTAATAAGCTGAACATAATCGGAATCAGTGCTAATAATATAATGCGTGTCATTTGGATGTAGATGAATAAAGCGGGCAATCAAATCGTCAGCCTCAGCACGTTCATGCCTAAGGACACTGACATTAGTTTTTTCCTTAAGATACGTAGTGAACTTTTCATACGTGTCCCAAAACATTTCGTTTTCTTCTTTTTCTGCCTGTGTAACTGACATTGCATCAACCACACGATTCTTTTTGTAAGGCTCGTATACGTCTTTGCGCCAGCTACGACCCTCTAAGCAGAATACAACGTGGTCAATGCCGTGATTGCGAACAACTTGATTAACTGATGCAAGACTTAAATGAAGTGCCATGCCGATCTTTTCCCATGTGTCACTATTGCGTGAAGCAATGTGACGGGCACGGAAAAATGTATTAGCTGTGTCTATGAGTGCGTATTTCATGTGTCCTATATATAGTTGAATAATATGCGTATATTATACTACTATTTACGTTTTCTGTCAACCTTTACTTCATCCAAAAAGTATTCAGGATTTGAATTGATGTTATCAAACAAATTAGGATGGTTGATTGTGTATGGAAGAAACTTTGATTTTACCTTTTTGATAGTATCATAAGGATTATTAACTATCCTATCAGCAACCATTTCCTCTAGGTCTTTTAGGTTAATGCCCCATTTAGGATCTAACCATTCAAGTTTTTCGTTACTTAGTTCCAATCTGTATTCAGACCATTGTTTTTTAACATATCGTTCTAATGCTTTAATTTGATGAATGTCACCATAATAAAGATTAATGAACTGTTGTGCCGAAGCCGCATGATTAGAATATTCTAACAAGCGGTCAACGGGTTGATCCCTGAGTGTAATTCCATATCCAAGCACAAGAGTTTGTGCTTGGATAATGTTATAGAACCACCCGTAATTAGATAGTGTAGTTGCCGACATTCTGACGAATATTCAAAGGAAGACTATCATAAATGTCGTGACGAACACCAGGAGATGGTTCGTATGTGAACA